CTTATTGTGCTTTAACTTTGGTTTGTCCATTATTTGTTTTCTCCAAACTTTCTATTAATCTATCGACTTCGTAACTTGAGTTGAACAATAGTTGTTCTTCCATATCATAAGTAGCCTGTATATCTTCTGCTATACCATTTGCTAAGGCAGAAAACTCTCTTTTACCGGGATATATTTTATCAATACCAGCAAAGCTCTCACCACCACTGGAACGCATTGAACGGTTTCTAGCACCTTGACTACGCTTATCAATAGTTACGGGGGCGTACATTTTGCCTCTTGCACCAGCGGTTGTATACATCTTGTCCTCACGCTTTCCCGGTGTTGGTGGTGCTGCTAGTAGTGCGCCCGGTTCCTGCTCTTCTGGTGCAGCTTCTGCTCCACCACCGGCTTCTGCGCCGCCTTCGGGCGTTGTTCCACCAGCTTCTGGTGTTTCTCCACCTTCTGGGGTACTACTGCCAAGTCCTAAATCTAAACTACCGCCGCCACCGCCGCCACCGGCACCTTGCTCTTCGACACCAATAGCCTCAAGTGACTTGGAGTATTTACGATCATAGTATTGCTCACGTTGTATTCTGACAAACTCTTCATCAGATATACCGAATATATTGTGTGCAATCCAACGCTTGCTGAAAAATCCTTCGGTTGCAGCAGAGGCAATATCAAACTTATTCTTCCAATGTTCAAGCTCTTGAAGGGCAGCAATCTTTGATGGGTTGCTTAGTGAAAGCTTGAATGAGATAAGATCGTTTCCTCTATAACCAAGAGTATAAAGATGAACAATACCAATCTTTTCTAGTTCTGAGATTATAACTCTTTGAAGTCTTTGGATTGTTCTTGCAAAACGAATATCTTTTTGTGCAAGTGTTGCTTTATCTTCTGCGGCTCCCTCACCTCTTGAAAGATAAGACATTGGAACTTTAAGTGCAGAGAACAACTTATCTCTTAGATATTTGATATCGTCTATTGCTGTTGTGTTTTGACCACCAGCAAGTGCTTCAATCTTTGTTGAACCTGCACCACCACGAACAGGGATGAAGTAATCTTCATCGACTGACATTGGATTATAACGTAAATCAACACGACCTGTATCTGGGTCAAGTACTTGATTACGCTTCATGGTTGTCATAACTTTCTGCATGTATTGTTCGACTTCATTTGGTGGAATAGCACCAACGTCGATATAGAATACTTTACGTTCTGGAGAACGAACAACGCGATAAGCCATCATTGCGTCTTCCATCAAAGTTAGTTGACGAAAGATACGACGGGCTGGGTCTAATACTGATGTTCCGTATGGAGCATACTTATCGTTTCCAAGTACTCTAAAATGTGCTATTTGCCAGTTTTCAAATGCCATTCCACCAGAGTTCCATTGATATTGAACATAGTTTGGATTTGTTGGATCTTGGCCTTCCATTCTTTCAACTTCGTTGGTTGGAAGACCAATAGCATTCTTAACACCCATTTGTTCATCGATATCAAGATAAAGGAAATAGTCTCCAAACTTACACATATTTCTGCACCAACTATAAAGATTGGATTCAAGATTTAATACTTTGAAATATAAAGTATGAAGAACGTGTTTGATTTCTTCATTTGAACAAGTGATTTTCAACATTTCAGAAAACTCACTTGATGTTGTCATTTCGTCTGCATAAATATCTAATGTAGATGCAATCTCTGGCATATACTCCATTTGCTCAAAGTCTGTATATCTTTGAACACGGTTTTGAGCACCCATTAGTTTAGCTGAGATATTATCATAGTTTCCGTATGATGATTTCTTAAATGCTAATCCTTGTGCAGATGTAAAGCTGAACTTGTCTAGTTGACCACGTTTATATCTGCTTTGATAAGCATGACGATAGTTTACGATTGGACCAGAGAATAAACGAGTTAGATTTTTAAATAACGGTGACTCGGCATTCTTTGTATTTTTAGTTCTATTATTATCGGCCATTTTGTTTATCCTTTAAATATCCAACCATATTGTTTCATCATAGTTGTTGCTTCATTTCTCATCATATCATTATTATTGAAACTAGACATTCCATGAATAGAAGTATTTAGTATTGTATTCGATTTTTGGATTCCGTCAAGTAGTGCGCGCTTTATTTCTGTTTCTCTATAACTAGTTTGAAATACGCTATCTTTTATCCAACAAGCGATTGCTAATGACATTATTAAATCGTCATGATATCCACGCATTGCTTGTGGTTTACCATTGTGCCAAACGAAAGTGTTAAACTCATTCATTAATCTTTTAGAGTTTAATCTTATTGCTTTATTTCTTATAAACTCTTCAAGCTTGGCAATGATAAGTGGTCTTGATTTATATGACGTTGTAAAACCGGGTACTGAGTTGGACATAGTTTCGGCTAGTGCTTGATCTATGTACTCATTATTACCCTTAACCGAGTGGAACACATTTGGGTAGCCCAAAGATATAAGTTCTTGTAATGCAGCGTATCCAATGTTGTTATTCTCGATTACAATCATACAGTTACCATACTCTTTACCAGATTGTGATAAAAATCTAGCATATTCATCAGTTGGCATTTTTCCTTGATATTCTGCGACAACTTCCATAGTGTCTACATTCAATATGTGAAATACAGAATAATCTGAGCCGTCACCTCTTGCAACGTCTGCTACGATTACATAACCACATTTTGGATCATACTCTTTCCATATCCAATAGTTTCTATCAACACCAGAGCGATGTTTGGGTTCGGATGCTTGAGCAAGATAAAAGTCTATATCTTCTGGGGATATAACAGTTTCACCAGATGCATTGAAAGAACATTCATATTCTTGTGCAATCTCACGACGAGACAGGTTTTTTGTTTCTTTTTCAAACCACGCTTGATCTCTATCTGGGTGTCTTGACCAATGAAGCTTGATTGGATGAAACTCGTTATTTGCTGATTCTGCATCAACATAAGTTTGATGGAACCAGTTACCTACACCATTAGGAGTTGAGATAGCAATGCAGCGACCACCAGTTGCCATTGTAGGATATAAGCCTGTCCATAACTCTTGCATACCTTCAATGAATGCAGCCTCGTCTAGAACAAGCAAGGACAAAGCTTCTGAACGACCAGCATCACCGGAAGTTGCAGAAGCTTTGATTTGTGAACCATTTGAAAGTTCAAATGAGTTTCTATTGTCTATTGAGATATCAGCAATCATCAACCAAGGAGGAAGGCTCTTGATAATGTATTTAACCTTCTTTACTAAGTTGGCTGCTGATAAAAGTTTTGTCGCTAATACTAATACATTCTTATCTCTATGAAACAGCATTAGCCATGCGATATAGGCTGCTACTACTGTTGAAAGACCTAGCTGACGAGCTTTTAAAACTACATTGAATCTATAATCAATAAAAGCTTTTAATGATTCTTCTTGGAACTCGTAAGTCTTAAAAGGGATTGGACCCCTTTGTGGATGTGAGATTCTGGCATATGTGTTAATAAAATAAACGGGATCTTTCCCGCATTTTATTATTTCTTTCTGGATTTGTTCCTTGGTAAGTTTATATGCCATAACATCTTCTAATCGTCTTTCTTCTCAGCCTTTCTTGTATCGTTTTGTGATTTCTTTGCGCTTTGACGACCCATAGCTAAGAACTTTCTTGTTACATCACGGGTGATATCTTCGGATGGTTCTCCAACTGGAACAACATCTTTCATTGAAGTGATTTCAAACTCTTGATATGCTGTGATGCTATTTCTTATTCTTGAAATGTTTTGTCCTTCAATATGAACATCGCCCTTGGATTTTAAAGAAACAGATGATTTTGTTATTGCTTTATATTCTTTCTTCAAGAACTTAACAATATCTGCCATTATAGAAGCAACTTGATCTGGGAATGACTTGTCCATCATTTGGTCAAGCTTTACGTCGGTTTGATAATAAACGCAAAGAACGTTTCCCTTGATCTTAATGAAGAATCCGTCCATAACTCTTGAATCGATTATTGGATCTCCAACTTCTCTACGTAAACCGACTTTACGTGGTTCTCCGTCAAGTGCATAACGTTCGTGGTGTGATCCATCATAAGCATTAGCTGCTGCTTGATGAAGACCTCTAACTATTTCAAGAGTTGTTGCCATTATACAGTACCTCTTTCTTTATCATATTCTAAAGCGTGCTTAACAGAACTTATGTCTCTTGTCATTTGTGCAACCTTCGATTGCATCCATTCTGGAAGGTTTTCACCGTCTTGAATCATATCGTGGAGTTCTAGGGCATATTGACCAATCTGATAAAGTTGTGATTTTGTCATATAGCCTTCATAATCAAGTTCTTGGTCTTGACCTTCAACTGAATCGTCATAGCCCATTTGCATGGCTTCCATTTCTTCTTTGATTATTTGCTTAAGTCTTGATTTACTTATTTCCATTTTGATTTGGCCTCCAACCAGATTTCCAACGTTCTTCTCTATCTTCTACATATGTAATGTAGCAAACCTTACAGCATTGATATTTATTCATATATAGATCATCTTCGGAAGAAAACGAATATACTGAACAAACAGGACAAGTCCTATTAGACTCTTTATTAAGTAGTTTTTTAGAAATAAAAATACCTTCAAAATCCACTTTATGTTCTTTCTCCTCAATAAAAACTTGTTTTTTTTGTAGTTCTTTTATTTGTTCTTGATATTC